ATTGACAGGTCGATAATCAAATGGATCTCCTCTAAAACCGCTGTAATAAAGTCGAGGATATCCCATATCTCTCAATTTCACGCACGTAAAATACCCAAAAGAATTCTGTTCAGGACACACAAGGGCGTCATTATATTTCTTGCCGTATTCAAACAGAAGATCAGATAATTTATCTGGTGGCGTCTTCCCCATAAATTCTGCTGCTACTTCACATGTTTCATAGTCAACAATATGAAATGTGGAATAGTCTGCTGCATCTCCGCGGGCAACATCTGCAGCTATAACATACTTTTTGTTCAACTCAGGCTGTCTCCATATCCACACACCATTCTGCGGACCTTCTTTGAGTATCGGCTGCCTAATCATGTCTCTCATTCGATCAAGCTCGGTAGGCTGTAAGAAAGTATCACCGGACGTTATGAAGTCGCAGTTGTGGAGGACGATAGACTCTGCGACAAAGGAAGCGTCTTCCTCAACCTTGATGTCGTACACAGTCAGTCCGCTGTCGTGGACGAAGTCAGACGTCTTGTCGACAATCGATAGAGACCCCACGAAATGGTCCTTGTGCAGGATGATCCTAGACCCAGGAAGACGAACCTGACCTTTCGACATAAGATCGTTGAAAGTTAGACCGTTCGAATAGAACTCGAGATACCAGAGGTCGTGATGCTTTGGGTTCTTCTTGTTTTGATGACCTCGGCCGATGCGAGGATGAAGTCCGAAGAGAGAGTAAAGAGTTCGAAGTTGGTAGATGAGTCTGACACTGGTGCTGAAGATAGAAAACTTTTTGTCGTGTTTGTGGTTGCCGTCACCGAGATAGTGTCCCTCGAGGAGACCTCGAATGAAATCGGCGTTTGTTCTCATAATAAGGTCCCAGTCGAGGTGCTTATCAGGAGCATACTTACCTATGACGAACTTCCTCATCAGACTACCGAAGAACTTATTATACGTCCAGACACGGCAACCATTTGTCTTCTTATCCTTTGCAGAGATTACTCTGCAATCGAAACGTGTCAGATATTCTTCGACCCACGTGAGATGTGTGTCGTATTCATCAATGTGAAAACCCAGGTCAAGACCTCCGCAATGACTCTTGCATCCTTCTGCCAAGTATAAACCCACCATCTTTCCGAGGTCATAGTCAACTGGGACGTGTCTTTTGTTTCGTCCCCACTGCTTTCTATAGCGACAAGTTTTATCATCACTTTCGACTGAGTCGTGGACTTCAGCGAGGTCGATTGATGTAATCTCGCCTAGCACATTTTTAACATCTAAAGAAGGAAATAGGCAAGTCAAAATCCTGTCAGTCGTCTTCCTTTTTGCTGATATTTCATCGATAGGAATCCAAGTTGGGTCATCTTTGGCTGGGATGGCATCGAAAGAGCTGGTGTTGTTTGCCCAAAAACGATATGAAAGTGCAGGATGGTTACCAGTGATCAACACTTCATTTCTTCTATTACCCGGAGAGGACACACTGTAGACCTTTTCTTCTTCTTCTACTTGTCGTGCATGAGTCTGAAGAATCTTTCTGAATCTTCCCTTATGAGTGAGGACTTCGTCTCCAGCACACAAATCTTCGACGCGACAATATCCGTCTTTGGTAATAATCCTAGTACCTTCTGCGACGCACAAGAACTCTTGTGAAACCTTTCGACGCGGTAAATTCTTGGTCTCTTTATCGAACCACGCTTGATCGTGATCAGGGTGCACATCCCATGGCAGTCTAATGGGATTAAATGCATTGACACCTGACTCCGCTTCGGTCCACAGCTTATAGTACTGACCACCGACACCATTCGGAGTTGAAAGAATGACAGCACTTCCACCCGTAGATAGTGTAGGATAAAGACCGGTCCAGATGTCATCAAAATCTCTAATAAAAGCTGCCTCATCGACGATGAGTAGTGCTAGTGCTTCAGAACGACCTGCGTCAGGTGACGTAGGAACGGCTGTTATAGTCGATCCATTGGTAAATCTAATAGCCTGCTTTGTTGGCTCATGCTTAGTCAGCAAGAGCCAGGGAGGTAAAGAATCCAGCATGGTCTTCACCTTCTTGATGAAGTTCATCGCTGTAGGAAGCTTAGTTGCAATTACTAAGATATTCTTATCTTTCTTGAAAAGAGCCATCCAAAGAGAATATGCAGCAGTGACAGTAGACAAACCAAGCTGTCGGGATTTTAAGACTATGTTAAACCTATGATCTTGAAATTGCTTGACACAGTCATCCTGAAAATCATAAGTTTCAAATGGAATGAGTCCTCTGACAGGATGCTGTATCTTCGTGTATTCCTTCATGAAATACACAGGGTCCTTGCCGCACTTTAAAATTTCAGCTACTTGCTGCTGCCTACTAGGACTTACTGGCTTGGTCATGACATGTCAAATTTAAAAGTTTTTCTGTAGTAAGCTGTCCTTTTTGCAGTGTGGTGGTAACCGCCACCAATCATCTCTACAGAATCAGCAGAATCAATCTCTTTGAGAGTCAGCGCTTGACCGGTGAGCTCTTTGTATCGCTCTTTTAGGGATTTTATGTATCTCTTGACCAGCTCATCAGCATCATTAGCTGTGATCTTTTTTACCATGATGGCATCACCGTGCGTTGAAAAATTCATTATGCAGTTAAACGTAGCTGACAACATGTTGCCTGCATAAGAAAAATTTACAGCATAGGATGCAGTTTTTGGTGTGGAGGTTTTTCCCCATGTATTATCTAAAATTTGACCCAAAGCATTGTAGTCTATCGTATTGGCCATATATTGATCTCACTAATCTGAATTAAATAGGTATGTCAAGAATTTAATTTAGACATGACATATTCTTTGGTGGGACGCCAGCCCTCTTTCCATTCACTCATTCTAGGGTAAATAAATTTGCTTGCACATGTGTCGCAGCACTCAAATTTATTAAATGCTTCTTCATCATAAAATGAAAACATTATCTTTTCGCACAGCAAGCAGAAGATAGAAGTATTATCGTCGCTTAGATCATTTTCTTTAATGATATAAAAACCCTCAGGGTGCTCTAATATCTGTCTGTTGTTTGGATATGGTTTCCAGTTGTTCATGCAAACACTATCTTTGAATCCTTTTCATTCTTCGTTATTTCTAGAATGTGATCGGCAACATCCTTTATACCGTCGACGTGTGTAATGACCAAAATTAATCTAAAGAATTTTTTTAAACTAGTCAATAGTCGATTGCAGGCTTCAACTCCTGCGTCGTCTAATGTTCCGAATCCTTCGTCAATAATGAACATATCGCACTTTGGCATAGAAGACACATTGACAAGAGCCACTCTCAGCGCGATGGATGCAATGGTCTTCTCCATTCCGCTGCAGAGCTCAATGATCCGTCTAGAATCGCCGTAGTTAATGTAAATCTCAGAAGCATCTGAGTCATCATCATTCTCTAGTTCAACTTGAAAATCTACAATACCATGCAGAATCTTAGCGATCTCTGCGTTGATAGCAGGAATTTGAGATCGCGTGATGATTAGGGGAATTCCTTTCTTAGAAAAGGCACCTGAGATAATCTCGTACGCCTTCATGTCTCTCAGGATCGTGTCTCTTACGGATTTTTCGTTATCAAGCTTCTCAACGTCAGATAGTAGTTTTCCTTTTTGGGTAGCAAGATTAATTCTAGTATCGTCTGACGCTTTAATAAGTCTAGATAATTCTTCTATTTTTGTCCTGATGGAAACAACTTCTGTATTTTCGTGATTTTTTAAAGCTTCTTGCAGATCATTAAGCTTGGTCTGCGCTTCTTTTAGGCTCTCGGACATGTCATCACAAGAAGATTGTGATTGTGCTATTTCAGTTTCTTTCTTGGAGATCTCTAGTTTTATCTTTGCAGACAGAGTGACAGCTTTTTCTAATTTGTCTATCCTTGTTGTAATGTTGTCTTTGTTAAGAAACGCGAGCTTTTTATTAAGATCTTCAAGTTGCCTTAAAGCATCTTTTGTCTTCCTGTCTTGAGACACAAGCTTTTCCTTATTTTGATAGGCATCCTTTATGAATTTGCAAGAGGCATATTCATCACCGCAAGGAACTTCGTCCAAGATCTTAAGAGATTTTTGGTAGGACTTTAGCTGCGTGTCTTCTTTGTCGTGACTGTGCTTCAGATCAGTCAATTTGCGCTCAAGCTCACAGATGTTTGAAAGTTGTTTCTTCAGATCCAAAATATCATCTGATTCTTCAATCTGCTGTACTATGATCAATTTATCTTTAAGAATTTTGATGTCATTTGTCAGAACTTCTATCTTTGATGTGCAGTCGTCGCAAGACTTAGTTAAAGATGCAACTCTCTTTTCTTGAGTCTGTACATCAAATGTCGTCACAATCTTAAAATCTTTGTGTGATCCAAGTTCAGTTTTTAAGTCAGATATGTCAGACTGACGCTGGGCATTTATCAGCGCTATTTCTTCAACTTGCTCTCTTAACGTAGCTACAAGCTCTGCGTGTTTCTTCTTTAATTCATTCCAGTTCTTGTCTGGGTAGTTCTTCAGCTGCGCCTTTAAACCATTGAGATCTTTGTTGGCTAAATCTGCCATCTTGTCGAAGACATCGAGTCCTAAGAATTTAGATAAAAATGCCCTGCGTTTAGTCGATCCTTGTGAAATAAATGCATTAATATCCCCCTGCGCTGATAGAGAAGTAATAGAAAAATCTTCATGTGCACCAATTAGAGATCGAATAACTTTCTCTGTATCTGTTCTGAGATCACCGCATAGATCCTCTAACTCTCCATCTTCTTGCATCTTAAAAAAGTTCAGAGAAGTTGTAGCACTTACCATGCCTCGCTTATTAGTTGATTTTGTGGTTTGACGCTCTGCTACGTAAACATTTCCGTTGTGGTCAAAAATTGAACGTGCGCAACAATGATGTTTTCTGATATTGCAAACGTGAAGATTCTTTATTGAGCCTCTGTCGGTCGTATTGAAAAGGTTGTACATTAAAGTTCCAACGATGGAAGACTTACCGATTCTATTAGAACCGAATATTCCTACTATGCCATTAAGCTTAGAAAAATCTATTTCGTTATCTTCACCGTAGGCGAAAGTATTATCCCACTTGAGATGCCTTAGGGACCACTTTGATCCCCTCGATTGATCGTCTGAAGATGAAGCTGTCGAAAGATATTTCTTGGTTTGAGTTGTCAAGCTATCCCAGTTAACATCAGACACTCCGTTCTCTTTGCAGTATGTTTGAATGAGCGTTAAGATTACATCAGGGGATGTTAAATCCGATTTAGCGATAATTGTGCTGCCGGCCTTGATCGTCTCGCTCTCTGCTTTGTATTCGGATTTGAAAGTTACTTCTGTAGCATCATACAGACTCTTTAACGTCTGATTGAAAAAATTGACATCGTCTTGACTGAGAGCATTAGAAGATTTAATTCTAAAGCGCGATTGTTTGGGATATTGCGAAGCTTCCTTCAAAAAATCTTTTTGAGAACCATTCCAACTAACAGTCACAAAAGGTCGTGGATTAGGAAGCTTTTTAAAAGCAATGTCCCAATCGTCCTGAGACTTAATGTTCCACAGAAGATAGCCATGTTTCAATTCTTCAGCATAGTTCTGCTGTACCGGAGTACCTGGAAAGGCTATCCATGGTTTCTTTTTACCATCAGAAGTTTCTCTATACCCGAGATACTGCATCTGATGAATGTCACCAAGAAAAGCAAAGGGATAATCATTAAAAAACTCAACATTGATGTGAGACTCATCAATCTCCCATCCTGACTCTGTCACACATCCTAAAACCGCGCCGTGATAACAAGCTATGTTAATCTTGCCCGGCTCTGGTTTGACGTCTTTCCATCCTTCTTCGTCGAACAAAGAATAAACGCACCAATTGTATCCTGGGTGGAACTCATAAACACCGCTCTTTTTA